GGAAATATGATTGGTGTTTGCGTTGTATCAGGCAACGTTCGTCGTTCCGCAGAACTTCTTATTGGTCGTATTGATGACCCAGACTTCCTTAACCTAAAAAACCCAGAGATTTATCCAGAGCGCAACTCTTATGACCCAAAGAATCCAGGCTGGGCTTGGATGTCAAACAACTCTGTAGAGTCTTATGTAGGTGCAGACCTTGACCCTATTGTTGAAGGTATCGCTCGTAATGGTGAACCTGGAGTTATTTGGTTAGATGTATCTCGTCAATATGGTCGTTTAGTTGACCCACCTAATAACAAGGATTATCGCGTAGAAGGTTATAACCCTTGCGCTGAACAATCACTAGAGTCTTACGAGATGTGCACACTTGTGGAGACCTACCTTAATCGCCACGAGGACCTAGATGATTACAAGCGAACACTTAAATTTGCTTATCTTTATGCCAAAACTGTGACACTTCTTCCAACCCACTGGGCAGAGACAAACGCAATTATGCAGCGTAATCGTCGCATTGGAACTTCAATGTCAGGCGTAGCAAACTTTGCAGATAACCGAGGACTTCCAGCACTTCGTCAATGGATGGACAAGGGATACGAGACAATTAAGTATTACGACACTACTTATTCAGAATGGCTTGGAATCCGTGAATCTATCAAGACGACAACTGTTAAGCCTTCTGGCACAGTTTCCATTCTTGCTGGTGAAAGTCCTGGCGTCCATTGGACTCCTGGTGGTAAGTATTTTATGCGTACCATTCGCTTTGCTAATTCAGACCCTATGCTTCCGTTATTTAAGTTGGCGAACTACAAAGTTGAACCAGCATCGGAATCACCAGACACTACATCGGTTGTTTATTTTCCAATCAAGTCTGAGTCCAAGAGGGCTGAAAAGGATGTCTCAATCTACGAAAAGATGGCGTTAGCAGCATATGCACAACGCTACTGGTCAGATAACTCTGTATCGGTAACTGTCTCTTTCAATCCTGAAACAGAATCAGAAGCGGTTGGAACTGTTCTCCACCTTTATGACGGTCAACTCAAGACTGTCTCCTTCCTTCCTTCAGGAAACTTCACATACCCACAAATGCCATACACACAAATTACCGAAGAAGAATATGAAGAACAAGGCACGATGCGCCTCTTTCCAATTGACTTCTCTGGGGTGTATGCTGGAATGGCAGCAGACGCTATTGGCGAGGCATATTGCACAACAGATGCGTGTGAAGTAAAACTTATTAGCGAGAATCAAAAGTAGATAGAAAAGGAATACGCAATGACAACAGCGACACGAGGTCCATCAGCAATCAACACAATTAGTGCTGCCTTAAAACCGCAGAGTGATTTCTGGGCTTGGCAAGCAAAAGGACTATGTAAAGACGAAGACTCTGAAGTTTTCTTTTTAGACCCTAATATGCGTGGAGATATTAAGCGTCTTCGCGTTGATATTGCAAAATCAATCTGTAAACCGTGTCCTGTAAAAAATGAATGCTTGGAACACGCTTTAGCAGTTCCTGAAAATTACGGCGTTTGGGGCGGGTTGTCTGAGGAAGAGAGGGCTATCATTCTCTCTAAGCGTGGTTTCAAACCTGAATACACCCGTCTAGGATAGTTGGAGGATTAGCAATGGCAGTAGAACATAAGCACATTCTTATCAATGCTCGTGTGAACAACCCCCTCAATCGTTTTGAGGAAGCAACAGAGTTTCTAAGTGAACTAGTTGAAAGTGTTGGTATGAAAGTCCTTATGGGCCCCCACGCTACCTATGTAAATACTCCAGGGAATCAAGGAGTTACAGCAATTGTTGGTATTGAAACCAGTCATATTGCCTTCCACGTTTGGGATGAAGAGCAACCAGCCCGTCTCCAGTTCGACCTATACACCTGCGGCGCTTTAGATAAAGACATTGTTTTACAGGCGGTAAATCGTAAGTTTGACATTGTGAGCGCTGACTATCGCATCTATGACCGCGAAACAGGCTTTGTATTGCTTGAAGAAGGAACTATCTAAATACAATATCACTACGTCCTTCTGCCCGTAAAATAATGGGTGGGAGGACGTTTGTGTTTAAGAAACTAGTTGTAGTAAGTCTGTGTGCTTTTTTGCTCACTGGCTGTGGAAAGTATGACTTCAAGGAGGTCTACCGCTATCCATGTCAGGACCCTGCAAACTGGAACACACCAGAATGTCAACCCCCCAACTGTGAAGCCTTTGGTATTTGCACTAAAGATGTAATGAGAGGAACGCCACTCTACGATGAAGACTCCGAGTATGAAAATGCCCCGTCTACAAATAAATAGACGAGCACGTTTTACTACAGACGAACTCAATGCTCGTCTTCGTTTCTATGTAGGTTTGATGCTTGCTATGACCGTCTTTGGCGCAACAATGGCAATTATCTACGCTGTAACTTTTGTTACTCAACCTCTTGGTGAGGTTCAGTCTGAAAACGACAAGGCGTTCTTTGGTCTCCTCTCAACAACTATTTCATTTTTAGTTGGAGTCATCTCTGGATTTATGCTCAATGGCACATCTGCTGCTGGAACTCAAAAAGAAGAGGAAGATAAATAATGTATGAATATCGAGTAAAAAGAGTTATTGGAGTTGTTGACGGAGATACTATTGATGTTGACATTGATTTAGGTTTTGACATATCTTTCTATTCACGGGTGCGTCTTGCTGGTATTGATACCCCAGAGTCTAGAACAAAAGATAAAACAGAGAAAGTATTAGGTCTAGAAGTAAAAGAAAGACTAAAGAAACTTCTTAGCGAAGCAAAAACTGTTGTTATCAAAACAGAAAAGCCAGACTCGACTGAAAAATACGGACGTGTTTTAGGTTGGTTATTTATAGATGGCGCAGAGCAGTCAGTTAACGAAGGTCTTATTGCCAGCGGTTACGCTTGGTCATATATGGGAGATACAAAAGTTAAAGACTTTGAGGCACTCAAAGCCAAGCGTAAGGCATCAGGAACGCTATAGTTCTTCAATGAAAGAACTTTTTCTTACCGTTATCTTCCCTATCTACTGTTGGGTAGCGGGGATGGTTGTTATGTACATATGGATGAAATACGGAAAGAAGTGAAGTGGCTATCTACGAATACTCTTGTGAAACTTGTAATTCACAAATAGAAACACAAACCCACTACGAAGTTGGGCCAGACTGCACAGTTTGTTATAGACTAATGAAACGAGTTTGGACAGCACCAGCAGTTCAATTCAAAGGACGAGGCTTCTACTCAACTGGAGGCTAAGGCCAGCGCGAGTGTTGCATAATGGTAGTGCATCTGCCTTCCAAGCAGATAGTGCCAGTTCGATTCTGGTCACTCGCTCTTAGATAGTGTCTAATAGTTAGATACTAAGAGTTTGCTATAAACTCATAGAGTGATACTTGACCCATACAAAGATATATCAGAAGAAATAGTTCTGATACTAGAGTCTTTAATATCTCCTGAAGATACATACCATCGAGTACATAAGCGTCGTATGGCAAGAACTCTTCAACTTATCTTTGATGAAAAGCCAACAGGCTCTTTTCTTGAAATTGGAACATCTCACTTAATCCCACTTGCTCTAGAGATTCTATGTCCAGACCTTGAAGTTTATGTAACTGATTTTGATTTAGATAAAGAAACTATGGGAGAGATGACAATATCTCTTAACGGACATTCAAAAGTTGCCTACTGCGCAAGAGTTAACATTGAAAACGAACCATTACCTTTTCCTGATGAAACTTTTGATTATGTCCTCTGCTCTGAAGTCCTTGAGCATATGGAGGTAGACCCTATGTATATGCTTGCAGAACTTAATAGGGTTACTAAGCAACAGGGAAAACTACTACTAACAACTCCCAATGCTGTAAGCACTTGGTCCATTACAAAGATGCTTAGAGGTATAGAGCCATACTTCTATATGCAATATCGCTATGACCGTTCTCTATATAGGCATAACTACGAATACAGCATCCATACCCTTGTTAAAGTAATTAAGGCTGCAGGCTTTGACGGAAAGATATGGACAGAAGATTGTTTTGAAGAACCAAACTATGCAGATATTCATAAACTAAAAGATGCTGGATACCAACTATCCCATTTGGGAGATAACATATTTACTATTGCTACCAAGCAAAGTGGAGTTGTTGATAGACACCCGAGAGTGATTTACACAGACTAATGAAAACTTATCCTACAATTATAGAATTAGGTGGAAGAATTCAAAACCTGCGCCGTCTTGTCAAGTCAGAAGATAAACATTGGTCTGCAACTAACCCATCCATCGGACATAGTGGTCGCAACAACTATGCAATAGCAATTAGGTCTAGTAACTATGTAATCACACCAGATGGTGCATATACAGTTACAACACCATCTGGAACTATTCAAAGCAACTTTTGGTTTGCTGATTTAGATAAAAACTTTGCTATTAAAAACTTAAGACAGATAGATACTTCTAAATTAGATATTCCAATTGTTAGAGGGCTTGAAGACCCCAAACTTATCTGGGACAGAGACCACTGGAAGTTTACTGCTGTGATGATGGAAGCAGTGCACACTCCTGTAGCAAGAATGGCTGTAGGTCATTTAGATAAGAAAGCAACAAAAGTTGTTTCGATAGAAAAGTATTCTGGCATTGACGCTAAGCGACCAGAAAAGAATTGGATGATGCCGCCATCGCCTAATCCAAACTTTGATTTTATCTATGGACCTAACGCAACTGTTAAAGATGGAGTTCTATCTACATGGATGACAGACCATCCAGACATCTCTGCCCTTCGTGGTAACACTAATCTTCTTTCACTAGATGATGGAACCTATCTTGCAGTTGTTCATCGTATGTGGGGCAAAAGCGAGAACTCATTCTCACGTCAAACTTTTGGCACAGTTACAAGCCATCATAGAAACTATGTTCATCATTTTGCACGCTACGACCAAAAGGGTCACATAATTTCTTTATCTGACGGATTTCATTTTTATCAAACAGGAGTTGAATTTGCTGCTGGAATAGTAGCAACTAATAAAGAGTTTGTCATCTCTTACGGAAGCAAAGATGTTTCTTCTCATTTGGCTTTTATTTCTCAATATACAGTTCTCAAATCACTACGACCAGTTATTTTGCTTTAGGGTTTGGAATGCGTTTCATCTTGTATCTGTTTTTTCTTTCATCAAATACAAGGGTCTTAATAAACTTCTTCCATGCTTTCCCATTAGGGCGATTGCCCGCCGACATAACTTTAGCGGGAGCCTGCTGCTTTCCTTTTGACATAAAAGAATCTTACACCAACTACTTCCTCAAAAAATCTACTCTATAACTCGGCGTGTTGCTGCTGAGGGTTAGGCAATACAGCCATTAAGGTTTCTTTATGACTAAGCGCATCAATCTAATCACCAGTCTTATTCTCATCTAAAATATGAGTATGAGCCAAACGGGATATGAGACCGACACAGACACCTTTATGGACACAGATAGCGGTGACCATGACCGTTTTGCTCACTACGTTGATAAAGAGGCGGCTACGGAGGCAACAGTTATGGGATACCCAGTTGTTGCCCTCTGTGGGAAAGTCTGGGTCCCTTCTCGTGACCCAGAGAAGTATCCAGTTTGTCAGACTTGTAAAGAGTTATTCTTAAGTTTGGGAGCCTAAATGAGCGAGACAGCAAAAGTTATACAGCCACAAGACCGCTGCGATAGGTGTATTGCTAAGGCTTTTTATATGGTCGTGTTCAATAGTGGAGATTTGTATTTCTGCGCTCACCACTTCCGCGAGCATGAAGACAGTTTTATTGAGACTGCTTTAGATATATATGACGAGACTGATGAAGTTTTGTTAGAGCCTCAAACTATCAACTGATTCATCAATTCTTTTCTTTGCGATTTCAGCATACTCAGGGTTTATCTCAACCCCAATAAAGTTTCTTTGATGCCTTAGGGAAACAACTCCTACTGTTCCAGAGCCAGTAAAGGGGTCTAGAACAGTTCCACCTACCGCACTTCCTGCAAGAACGCAGGGTTCAACGAGTGCTTCTGGCATAACAGCAAAATGAGCACCAGCAAAAGGTCTGGTGTTTATAGTCCAAACATCTCTTTTATTTCTTTTACCATCGTAGATTTTATAAACTGGCGGTCTTGCATTTACTCCCTTTATACCCTGACGTTCTACAGAGCCCTTAGCCCCTTTAGTTCCAGCAGGAATAACACCATCTTCTTTGATTGCCTCGCTATCAAAATAGTATTTAGGAGACTTGCTCAGCAAGAAAACATACTCGTGCGACTTAGTGCATCTGTCCTTTACAGACTCAGGCATCGGGTTTGGTTTTGCCCAGATAATATCTTGGCGTAGATACCAACCATCGGCTCGTAGAGCAAAGGCAAGCATCCAAGGAATTCCAACTAAGTCTTTAGGTTTTGTTCCTTCTGGAACTAATCCACCTGTTTTCTTTTCAAGATGGCGCTCATTATGTTTCTTTCCTAAATTACCTGCTGGTCCTTTACCTGAACCAGAATAACTATCTCCGATGTTTAGCCACAATGTTCCATCATCTGCCAACACACGCTTTACTTCATTAAAAACTTTGACCATCACATCTATATAGTCCTGAGGGTTCTCTTCTAAACCTATCTGACTTTCATTTCCGTAATCTCTAAGACCCCAATAGGGAGGAGAAGTTACGCACATATTTACACTTTTATCTTCTAACTCTTTTAGTTTATCTAGAACATCACCGATAAGAAGGTTGTAGTGTGTCATTGTGTCTTTTACTCCTTACTATCTTTGATTGCAAAATCAATTCGTGCTTGAGAGATTTTTACATACTCTTCTGATTGGTCAATACCAATAAAACTAAAACCTTCATACATACACGCTTTGCCAGTAGAACCCGACCCCATAAATGGGTCAAGCACAATTCCAGCAGGCGGAGTTATTAGTCGCACAAGATACTGCATCAACGCTATCGGTTTTACTGTTGGGTGGTGATTGCTTTGTGCAGCAACACCTTTTTCATCAAAAGTTCCCATTCCAGTCTTTGTTCGTGTATCAGGACGCTTAACTTCAAACCCATCTAAACCATCGTTCCTGTCGCGCTTGTTTGCTTTAGCGCAATAAAAGAAACGAGCAGCAGAGCCATCATCTCCCATTGCTCTGAAACCGCCTTCTGTTTCTTGACCAGATGCAAAAGTTGTTGCTACAGCCTTGCCCCGCTTAGCAGGATAAGCACCACCCTTTGCTCTAGGAAAGAGTTCTGTTACTTCTTCACTACCATCGTGAATGAGGTTTGCTGGAAACCTTCCTTTGTTATTCATTTCTTGCTCGTATTCTGGTTTTACTTTTTCCCCGAACCCAGACCACATTTCTAGTTTATTGATAGGAATTTCTTCCCCTGGCACTCTTGAGTCATCTATGTTAATACCGCCAACCCCGTGCTTGAGGATGTTGTTTACAACGGTTCCTTCTAATGGTTTGCGTGCTAAAACTATTGGTTCGTGTGCTGGCTTGAGAGCAGTGCCCCAGCCTTCCCATTTCTTTGCTTCTTCAGAGGAAGGTTTTGTTATGTAGTCTGTTTTTCCAACAGTTCCTGATTCAAAAAGCGTATTATCTTTTGTAGAGTTTTCTCTGCTGTTCGGGTTTCTACCAACAACTTCTCGTTCTACACCCAACTGCTTATCTAATTGCTTATCAATAGCCATTGACTTAGGGAAACCAGAACCATATACCCACATAATTTGGTCTCTAATTTCAAACCCAGCATCTTCAATAGCAACTGCCATTCGGTGATAAGTGCGTGAACCCGAGAAAGCAAGCAAGTGCCCTCCAGGTTTTAGAACTCTATACGCTTCACGCCACACATCTACATTAAACGCAACACCAGTTGCGTCCCACTTCTTCCCCATAAACCCTAATTCATACGGAGGGTCAGTAACAATAGAGTCAACACTATTTTCTTCTAGAGTAGGCAAGACTTTCAGACAGTCTCCGTGAAAGAGTTTTAGCATATCCGTAAGGTAACACACCCTCACCCAAACCTACCCCGTGACACTCCGTCTTCGATTAACGGCACGAGAGGGCAGAAAAACGGGTTTTTAGATTATTTTATTGATTCGCTCTTTTGACCAATGCATATATGATTTTACATAAACCACAGCGTAGGCAACAGCAGAGAAGATAAACCCATACTGGTCGGTGATAAGGGCGTAGGCAATCCACAAGGCTTCGTTAAAGGTTAGAACAATCCAACCCCAAATAGTCTTACGACCTACAAAGTAAATGCCACCTACACCAATTACAGCCAGAACCCAAGAGCCATAGTTCTCAATTAGATTTATCATTCCATACTCAATCCAAGTTTATCTATCTGTAGAAGGAAACTAAAGTTAGGCCCCAGTAGTTCAATTGTTACATTGTCTATAGACATAAACTTATTTTCAGTATCTATATCCCAATACTGAACTTCATCATAGGTTGGTCTTAGGTAGTTGATGGAGTGGTTGACTAGGTATTCAGGTCTAAGGGCGTGCTCATCTTCGTCTTTAATCTCAGGGATTGAAGCAATCTTGACTAGCCCTCCGCAAATGATAATCCACTTGTTCTTCGCGGTAGTAACAAACAAGTACAGATTTCCACTACTTGTATCAACACGGGTAATACTGTGGGTGATTAGTTCCTGATTTATGTGAGTCCACAGTTTGTTAGTCTGCTCGTTGGCCATATCCATTGTGGAAGACTACTCTATTATTAGGTTATGGAAGAGCGAAACGACCAGCAGTTCAATGAAGAGTTTCTTAAGATAATTATGGACTCTGGCTATAGGACAAACAACCCAACCTTTGTTGCTGAACTTATTGGAACTCTTTATAACTATATGAGTGAGAAGACGGGGTGCTCAACTAGAGAACTTTCCCCTTATATAGGTGAGATAACTAAGTTAGTCGGGCACGACCACGTTCAAACACTTTCGGTAGATGAAATGTGCGATTGGATTATTTGGTATAAAAAGCAAGGTCTACCTACGCCACCCCCAACTGACGAGTTTATGTAAGAGTGTTATATTAAAAAAGTCAGGTAAGTTAACTCAAGTTGCTTGTTTTGTCTAGTCACCTGTATGCTTATCTCACGACAAAGACGAAAGGAACCGATATGAGTAATCAAAATTCATATGTAAAGATTAACCATACTCTTCCGCAAGAGGTTGTTACAACATTCAAGAGTTTTGAGGGTGCTATTGATAAGCGTAATGCTTACATTGTTGCTATTAGAAACAATCAATGGAGCCTTCAATCAATTGCTGATGTAGTTGGAACTACAAGAGAACGTATTAGACAGATTTCCGAAGGATTTCAAGGAACTCCATTGACATCTAATGTTCCTCTACCAACACCTCCTCTAAAGCCAGTTCGTGAAAAGAGAGTTCTTCCAGAGCCAAAGGAAGAAGATATTAAGCGACTTCTTAAACTTCAACCTCTTGCCCAAAAGGTTCGCTCTCACTCACAAGCAAATCGAAAAGAAGCAGAGGAATACACTGCTTTGTTATTCAAGGTTTATAAAGAAGATGGAGTTTCTCTCTTTAGACTTGCTAAGTATCTAGGAGTAACTCACGGAGCATTACGTTTTCGTATGGCTCGTTATGGCTATATTGAAGGCACTTCTTCTAAGAGCACTTGCTATAAACCAATTCTGGATAAAAACCGATATGTCCTCAACTCTTGAGCCCAAGTTTGGCTGGGGTCATGAAGAGGCAATGCGCAACTACAAGGAAGCACTTGCTATTCAGATTGAACAGTTAGAGATATCACCTGAGTGGAGACCTAACGAAGTTGTTAGGTATATAGCGCGATTAGTTCGTAATACATAGATTTCGTCGCTCTACAAACTTATCTTTTCCGGAAAGAAGTAAGGGGCTAGAGACACGAAAAGACCTGGGTAAGTCTAGAAAGTGCCCAACTTCCGTCATAAAAAAGGCTCCTCTCGGGGGGTCTTTTTTATTGTAAACTAAAGTTGACAATGTATGTATATGTATATAACCTACTAACAATGATAAAAAAGAGAAAAATGAATTGCTCTAGATGTAAAGATAAACTTACTCATACTGGTTTAGGTGGGTATGACAATGCTCTTCGTATTACTTTAGATGGCGGATATGCCGAGTTTGTTGATGGAATTGTTTTTGCAAATGATGATTTTGCTAAGCCGCCTCTTGGTCACATTCTTTGCCACAGGTGTGGACATGAACTGATGAACTGGCTAAAAGTGCCAGAACAGCATATAGAAGGTTGGCACCAGCGTGTAGAGAGCGAACCTCTTTGCAGCGGTTGGGTTCTTCCAAAGAATTAGTCATCTGGGTGGATGCTTTTGAAGTATTCCATTCCGTCTTCTGTAGCGGAAAAGTGTGCTTGAAGTTGTTCGTCGTAGTCAATCTTTACAAAACCTAAAGAGAACAAATTCATAAGATTCTCATTTACCCCATTCATTACTTCTTCATACATATCTGGAACTAAAACCTTCATTAGTTCAAAGTTATATGTATAAGTTAGTTCCCCATCTTCGTCAAAGCCATCTTCTTCAAGAATACCAACTTCAATAAGCCAGTCAACCATCTCTTCAGATTCTTGGCCTAGGGGGTCAAAGTCTTCGTATTCCATATATTTATATTACATTGATGTTATTTGTATCATTAGGACATACGCAAAGTTTTTGAAAAAGATTTCTATGTATAAACAACTTAGAGAAGACAGCCCCACAAACCCCCTCCCTCCCTCTCGGTTCCTCCTCCTCTTCGTTTAACGGCAAGAGAGCGCAGAGTAATCAATTTCTTATTATATAGAAAGTAGAATAGGTTCAAATAGCACATTCGATTTGGTCTTAATCTTTATCTCAAGATGGCTACTAAGAAAAAACGTGCCTCAGCAAACCACTCTCAGGCAATCACTAAGACTAAGGGTGTAGGAAAAGCCATCCACCTTCTTGCCTTAGAGGGTAAGTCTTATAGTCAAATCTCAAGTGAACTAGGAGTTTCTAAGGGAACTATCTCCTACCACCTAGGAACAAATCAAAAAGATAAAACTGTTCAAAGAACACGAGGATACAGAGCAGCCATTGATGCATACTTGCAAGCCACAAAATCAGCAGTAAAGTTCTGCCCGGACTGCGGTGAGCAGAAGCAATGGTTTCAAATGGACTTTGACCATGTAAGAGGAAAAAAGAAATTCAGCCTTTCCCGCTACCACCGCTTTACCCAGAGCATAAATATAGTCAAAGAAGAGGTGGCTAAATGCGACATTGTTTGCGCCTGCTGCCATAGACTACGAACATATGTAAGGGCTATGGAGGCTAAGCAACTTCGTGAAACTAAAGTGGAGTAAAAGCACAGACGAAAGGTTCTGGCAAAAAGTCCTCATTGATGAAGAAGAGGATGATTGTTGGTGGTGGGTTGCCGCAACAACAAGCAGCGGTTATGGAGCATTTTCTTATGCAAAGCATCAAATCCTTACTGCTCATAAAATCTCTTACGCTATAGCAAAAAACAAAAACGTGTATACCTCTTCAAAACTTCACGTCATGCATCTTTGTGACAACAAACTTTGCGTCAACCCAGACCACCTTCAATTAGGAACCCCAAAAGAAAATCTAGAGATGGCTATTGAAAGAGGTCTAAAAAAGTCTATTGGAGAAGTAGTAGGCAGACCGATACTAAATAAATACTGTAGACACGGCCACGAAAGAACAGAAGAGAATACTATTTACAAAAGCAAAAACGGATATAGATATCCTTTATGTAAGCCTTGTTATCAAGAGAGCACTCGTAAGTATCGCAAAAAGGCTAAAGTGAAAATCCGTGAATACCATAGAAAGTATAGAGCCCAACACAAACCCACACCCCCTCCCCCCTAAACCCCTCTCTTCGTCCTCGTCTCTTAACGGCAAGAGAGCGCGAAAAAACGCATCTTTTATTGTATAGTTGTCAAATGATTATTAATATGCTTCAAGACGAAATTGACGAATGTATACGAGTAGGAACTACACGTTATCGTCGCAAGTTTGGCAGTGTTGATAGGCCCAACTACACCAAAGGCAAAGAAAATGGAAGCCTAGAACACGAACTCAATGCCTCTATTCGTGCTGCTATTGCCGAATGCGCTGTGGCTCTTGTAACTGAGCGAGTATGGGGTGGCTCCTATACATATAGTAATAGGTTTCATCAATATAGAAAGCATCTTGCAGATGTCGGTGAAAAAACTGAAGTACGAACAATTCGCACAAGTAATGCTGTTCCCATCTGGGAAAAAGACAAGGGCAAGACAATTGTTGGATGCGAAGTGCTTGACCTAGAGTATTTTACAAAAGTTAAAATCTTTGGCTATGTAGTCGCAGAAGATGCCATGCTCCCTGAATTTGTGGACTCACTCATTGAAGGGTGGCGCTACCCGACCAACCTACTTACCCCCATAATCCCCCCTCCTTGGTTTGAAGTCGCTTTCATTGACTAACGAAAAGAGTTATTTACACAGAGAGCAATAAAACGGTGTGCGAAGATTTTCTTCTTTAGTAACAATGACTTGAGAGCACTTAGAGCATCTAGCCTCTACTAGTCCGCGCTTTGTTAGAGAACTATCAGTTTTTATATCCCACGAACGAGTGTAATAAAACTTAGTCAAGTACCAAGTAATTGCTATACAAGTTATCGTAATCAATTTTTGTTCTCCTGTTCTGTTTCAATGGCTGTAATATACCTGTAGAAGTATAAAAACAGAATTTGACTTTCTATTCTATAACTGCTACACTTGCTTTTGGAGGTAGATAAGTGGCAAAAGAAAAAGACATATATGACATAGAAAGATATTTTCTAAAAGATATTCCAGCAGATGTCTCTGCTGTCTTAGAAGTAGAAGGTGTCAGGCCCATAAAGGCTGGCAGTAAGTTCAAGGCGCACAATGAACGGGGATTGTTTACCTTTCTATATGTCCAAGCAGGGCAGATAACCTGCTTTGACTCTCAGGGGCAGTTCAGAGCCCTACCTATCAGCAAGGTCAAAAGGTCGGTCAATCCCTCAAAAAGAGAGAAAGCGGCTAAAAACGCAAAGAAAGCCAAAGTTTGACTTTTACAGTTTTAAGTGTATTCTTTACTCACTATGACAAAAGGACAAAAAGAAATGACAAAGAGCGCAGTCAGGGTTGTTATCTGCCCTGAGTGTAAAGCCGAGTTCCCTGTTCCTAAAGGGTTTGCTCATACTGTGCTGATGAAGCATATGAAAGAGCATATGAAGCAACATAAGGATGTTCGGTAAAACTTCTGATACACTTTTGGTAACTGGGCCCTTCCTTAGTGATGGACTTTAGTTACCGCCTTCGCCCCTACCTAGACTCAACCCTAGTAGTAGGGGCGTAGTGCTTAACAGCCCAACCCCCACCCTCTCTCCCTCCCTCTCTGGACTTCCCCGTTTTCTTATATCGGCAAGGGAGCGCGAAAAAACGAACTTTTTATTGTATAGTGTTCTTAACAATCAAACATATAAAGGAGCAACTCAAATGAGAGAAAATCAAGAACTTATGTTGGCAATACTTTCAAAAACAGATGTACCTACTCCTCAAAAATATAGAGTTCTTGAAGACCACTTCCGCAGAGTGATTGTAGAAGAACTAAATCAGGCCATAAAACAAGGACAATCAGAGTTATATTTTCAAGATTTTATTAGTGGCATACGACTTGCCCAAGCAACAATAGAAACATATAGAAACTAGAATAGAAAGTAATGAGCCATTGAAATATGGCATCAACCCAGGGAAGCACTAAATCCTTAGGTAAAGGCTAAGAACCCTTAGGTAAAGGCTAAGAGCGTTCTTGTTCAAAGTAGTGGTAAGGAGCGCTTGTATAGATGTCGTTCTTGTCAGCAATCTTTAGAGCCTTCTCCCAATTTGCTCCTGCTTGTAATGCTCCCAAAGCATAACTAGAACCCGTACCGACCCCGTAGAACCCATCATCTCTCATATAGACAGTGCAGTTGTCGTCAAGTTCGTAGATGACTCCTCTAAGAGCAATCAAGAACACATAACCTGCTTCACTGTCTTTTTTGTCTAATATGTATTCGTTCTTTTTTAGACAGGCTCTTATGCTTGGTCCTACTTTAGTAACTACAAACTTATACAAATCTTGATTCCTCGGAACCCTAGGTGGATTCCATATGTGCTGGATAATGTCGCACGCTTGGGCATCTCCTGCCCCCGCGACCAAATACTCTCCCCTTTGAGTTATCTTCATTACGCTGGGGTGAGAGTAGGGACGACCATCCTCCCCAGCAGTTCTTGAGTCGCAAGCCAATAGACAACCAAGGTTCTTCTGTATTCCTATTATTGTTGTCATGCCACAAGAATAGCCCAAACAATCGTGAAACAAGCGTAGACATCCCGAAGTTGTTTGGATGTTGCTAGAAGTATCTTAACATACGTTTTACCTCCTATGCCAAAAAATCGTCCAATGTGACACTTAGAAAAGGCCCTATATCGAGAGTGATATTCATACACCCTTAGTTGTAAGTCTGTATGTATTGTTGTATTGTTATGGCTACAGGACAACCTGTTTTATGAAAGGAAACATCATATGGACTGGAAAACACCGTTTGAGATTGCTTTCAAACTAGGAATGGCTGCTGTCGGCTGGGCTTTAGTTTTGATTATAGTTTTTCTTATCTTTGCTATCTCTTATGCTGCAGTAACCGCTATTGCCAGCAGTTGGAGAAAAAAGAAGAACCCTCAGGAGATAAAGAAAACTATTCTAAAAGTAGTAAATAAAAGTGAATAAGGAGATTACTTTTCAGAGAAAAGTAGTCCTAGGGATTGGAACTTGGGATAGTTGGGGCTTTGGAGTGTCTTACTGCCACTACAGTCGTTCTATTGCCATTGAACTTATACATTGGTATTTCTATATAGAAATCTGGCCTAAGGGTGCAGGTTTTGAAAAGGCAGAGCAAACCGAGTGAGTAAGGGTATTGCTTATTGCTACGCAAGAGTCTCCACTGCTATGCAAGCAGAAGAAGGGGTCAGCCTTGATGCTCAAGAGAAACAACTTATTTTTGCTGCCGAGTCTCAGGGCTATACAGTTGAAATGCTTCGTGAAGAAGGTAAGTCTGGTAAGAATATAAAAGGAAGACCAGTCTTAAGAAAAGCCTTGGAAGACCTAGATGCTGGAAAAGCAGAAGCATTATTTGTAACTAGGTTAGACAGACTTGCTCGTTCAACTAGAGACTTTCTTGACATAGTTGACCGTTCACATAAACACAACTGGCGTCTAGCGTTGCTCGACTTAGGGCTAGACACAGCAACTTATCAAGGTCGCTTTGTTGTAACCATTATGTCAGCGATGGCAGAGATGGAGCGTGGAATGATTTCTATGCGTCAAAAAGACATCCACGAAGACCGAAGAAGTAGCGGTAAACGCTGGGGAATTGATTTAGGTCCTCTACCTCTTGTTAGTTCAGATATAAGAACAAGAATTGTAAAAGAAAGAACTCTTGGTTTATCTTATAAAGAAATAGCAGATAATCTAAATAAAGATTTAGTTCCTACAGTCTTATCTGGTAAAAAATGGTATGCCTCTACTGTTCGTGAAATATACATTCGCGTTTCGTAGTTTTTTCTTAGTGTAAAATACTCTTATAACAAATCATCCTGTGGTGGGAGTATTGTATAAATGTTGCGTAATTACGCTGCTAGTTTTATTAGTTTGCCCTATTGTAGAAAAGTAATAATAGGGCTATTTGGCCATTCTTTTTTTGTAGTAACCTACTTAACACTTACCTCTTCAGTGGCTCATACCACTAAGAGTTCCCCTCAAAACGGAGGTGCTTCGGAAAGTAATAATTCAAATTCCAAAGCGTCGTCGGGAGGTGGTCCACAGGCTTCTTCAGAGAGTTCAACGCAAGAACCATTGGCTGAAGCGGCAACTGTTGTAGCAACAACAGTATCTAGAATTAAGTATTCTTTAGTTAAGGCTTTTTTATTAGGACTTCTTTTTCTCTGCGGTCCTACTACATATGCTAATGCAGAAGAGCCCCCAGCACCAGCAGAACAGGTAGTAGTAAGTCCAGCGCAACAAGCAGTAAACAACGCTATAGCAACAGCAACAACAGAGGTAGCGCAGGCGGTAGCGGCTAGTGATACAGCAACAGCAACTATAGCCACAGCAGTGGCAGCAGTGTCTGCTTCGAATGCAGCAGTAGACACAGCAACAGCAACTGTAGCAACAGCAGTAGCGGCAGTAGCAGAGGTAGCAAATGTTTCTACAGCGGTAGACACAGCAACAGCAGTTGTTCAAACAATTACTTCAACCGTGGCATCCGTTACGCAGGCAGTCTCAGCAATTCCACAAAACGCAAATACTCAATCTCCAGAAGTTGCGACTGCACAGGCAGTCGTGTCAGCAGCAATCCCGGTTGTTGAATCAGCAACAGCAACAGTTATAGCAACAGCGACACCACTTATGACAGATACCCCTACTACAGTTGCACAGGTTGCAACAGCAATTGCAGCAGAAGTTGTTCAATCAGAGACAGCATCTACATTAATTCAAGTAGCACAAGCAGCGATAGATACATCTACAGCAACAATAGCAACAGCAACCACTGCAGTAGCAGCAGTAACACCTGCAAGAACAGAAGCACAGACACAACTAACTGAAGCAAACGTAGCAATTAATACCGCACAAGATGCGGTTAATGCCCTTGCAGCAACTATTGGAACAACA